CAACTCTCTGCAGCCAGACCTATAGTAGTTTTATCCAACAAACTCGGTTTACTCTGTATGGCTATCTCCACTTGGCCGTTACCATCGAGCTCCGATACATTACCCACCTATAAGCAAGGGTTGTTCAGTCACGCATATCTTTAAATTGTTCATAGTAAATACTATATCAAAATTTACTCAGTTAGTAAAGACTTTTCTTCATCTTTTTTTAACGGATTAATTTCAATAGTGCGTGGTTTCTTTTCTTCAGGTATTACTTTATCAATGTGAATGCTAAGTAATCCATTTTCAAACTCAGCTTTACGTACTACCAAGTATTCACCAAGTGTGAATGATTTTCGGAATTTACGTTGAGCGATACCTTTTGCTTGATATTTTCTTTCGTCTTTACCACCATTACCTTCAATAGATAATTGGTCATCTTCGACTTTAACCTTAATATCTTCTTCTTGGTAACCTGCTAATGCAAGCTCAATGATATAAGATTCTTCATCATCTTCGTTTTTATCGTATACAACATTATGTGGTGGATAACTATCCTGTGAATGTTGTAAGTTAGTTGTTACTCTTTCGAGGAACGGGTCAAACCCTAGAAAACCAGGGTGATTATGAATGGCTTCAAATTGAGCCAATATAGAATTAAGTGTCATATTAATTTCTCCTTATTAAGCGAGTTGTTGTTGTAATGATGGCCTCACCATGAGCACCATCAAAATTATTTATACAACTAAGCAGCTAAAATTTAATATATTTTTACTGCCCAAACAGAACCTAAAGGAATCGCCTTACCACCTTTTTTATGACCAACAGATCTAGCTTTAGCTTTGGTTTCCCATGTAAGAATATTTCCTGCAGGGTCTGTTAATAATTTAACTGATGGTTTTTTAAAAACATTTTCTTCTGTGTCGGCTAATGTATGAGAACCATCACATTTGCCAAACTCATCAGATGTTTTACCACATTCGCAGTCATCGACGTGAGAAAGTAATTCTTCTACTTCTGCTACAAGAGCTGCTTTAGATTTTCTTCTGTCTAACTCAACTCCGTATTCTCTACCGATTTCTTCAAGTTGTAATTTTGTTTTTGATTTTAAATTTAAATTTGCCATAATTATTTCTTTATGTTTCCTATTGAGTATTTAGACTCTAACCTCCATTGAGATTTGTCACGATGTGAAATTATTTTAATTTGTTTAAGAGGAGCAAATTGACCTTTTATTTTATTTTCGTTTACTATATCTAATAAGCCCCAATCACTTAAAAGGTCAGTTATAGTATTTCTCCTTTGAATATCATTCTCGGTAAGATTTGATGGTTTACCATCAAGTAAGAAAAGTTCTTTAAAATGAACAATGAAATATCGTCCCTGCTTGTGTAATATGTGACAACTCTGGAAAAGAGTATTTTCTTCACGCTTAGAGGATACACCTATACGAGTAAGTGTTTCCTTTATTTTAAGAAAGTCATCAGGCTCTCTTAAAGAGACCTCTAACATATCAGCGGGTGACCACTTTATAATATCATCAGCAATATTCATTATTCAACTCATAAAAAATTATTTATAAGAATCCTTTTCTTCACTAAGCCAATCTAAAGACTTTCCGGCATTAACATCACAAACTATTCTTTCAAAAACTTCGTCCATTGCTTTAATAGTAGATTTAATACCAGCATCTTTACCTAGATAATATCCAGCCCCAATGAAGAAAAGGTTTGATAGTAATACTATGATTTGATATTCCATATTTTTCTTAATTCTTTTAATTGTTCTTTAGTTAATAAGCCGGTAACTTGTTCTGCCTTTTCACGAGAATAGTCATAAGCTTTCATAATCACTTCGATATCTTTTGTAGGTTTGATTGCTTTATGCCATTTAGCAAATCTCTTTCCCGCTCTAACTGAGTTTTTGAAAAAGTCATATTGCAACTTATGGTCTGTATTAGGATACTTATTCATTTCATTTGCTAAAAGAATAGTATCTTTGTGATAAGATAAACCACGATTTATCATAAAAGGTACATAATCAGATGTGTCAAGATTATCACCATCTTTACCTTTATTAATAGAATTTAAATAATCAAATGGCGTCATCTATTTCTTTCTTATGTTCCTTGTCAATTTTAGATTTTTTAGTATCTTTATGAACTTTAGTAGCAGAATTCATATAACCCTGCTTATTCTTACGAACACTGGACCAATCAATTCCATCATAGTTGGCTTTAAACTTTTTATCGTTATAGCCTTTTTTTGGTGTCATTCCTTTTCCCATAGCTTCTCAAATATATAGTGTATTATTGTCATTAATATAGAAATGAAAAGTCCGAACCATGTTGCATGCCAATCACCAAACCAAAGTCTAGCCATCAAAATACAAATAATGATTGAGAGAACTCTCCACACTATAACTTTTAAAATCATTTGCGTATTGTCATTAGATAACAAACTAAAACTCCTAATGCAACAAACATTGCAGTTACAAACATTGCATCTACTTCCATGTTGTACTTCCCATTAATTCAGTCATACATGCGACTGTATTTAATTCTTTATCAGCAACAAATGCTGCTTTATATTGATAGTCAGCCAATATTACGACTGCCTGTGGAATAGAATTAGGTTCAATGTATTCGTACATTGAGTCATATATTCCACGAAAGATTACTGAAGAATCAATGTCACTATTAAGTCCTACCCACTTTCTCATTTCACGAAAGTTTTTAGTTTTAATGTGAGAGGCTACTTCTGCAATCTTTTTATTATTAAGAGTAACCAAAACATCACTTTCCAACTCTCCAGTAGATGAGAACTTTTGACATTCATTCAAAACTCTTCGCCAATCTGGTGCATATTTCATTATTAGCTCAGCTACAACTTGTTTGTTATAACTTACCTTTTCACCTGATAATATAGTTTCTAGTCTTTCAAGAAACTGAGCACAGAGTTTAGCTAAGTCATCTTTATTTGTATTAAACTCAATAACAGAACATCTTGAATGAAGTGGCTCAATGATTCTATTCTTAAAATTACATGTTAGAATGAATCTACAACTAGCACTGAACTCTTCGATAAAAGCTCGAAGTGCAGGTTGAGTTGATTGCGCATTCAAGTAGTCTGCCTCATCGAGTAATACTACTTTATGTTTCCCATTATGCAATGACACCGAAGATGCAAATTGTTTTATCTTCGAACGTAATGTATCAATACCACTTTCTTCTGATGCATTGATTAATAGGACATCAAGGTCAAGCTCATTACATAGAGCTCGAGCAACCGTGGTCTTTCCTAAACCGGAAGTACCACTTAAAATAAGATTTGGTATTTCACCCTGCTCAACAATCTTACTAAAGATTTTCTTTAGACCGATGGGTAAAATAGTTTCTTCAATTGTTTTTGGTCGATACTTTTCGACCCATAAAAAATTATTCATAATATAAAACTCACTAAAAATTAATGGTGCCTGTTCACCCTCCGCACCACAGGGGGTAAGAAGTTACTCTGTTACAAGCTCTTCTGCTTCATCAATATTCAAGGTTTCAGGTTCACCTTCTTCTCCTTGAATTGCTGGACCATCAGCTGGGTTACCAGCGTCATCACGTGGTTGGTGATATTCGACAAATGTCACCAAGCGATTACGCAGAGTTCCAACATCGGAAAGCTCCGGTCCTTCAAAACCTCCCCGCTTAGCGACAGTATCAATAATCGCAATCATAACGGAGAAGTCGCCGAGGTTGATTTCAGGTGGAGCACCTGCATCACCCTGTGCTGCGGCATCAGCATTATATGTTTCTTTATCTGACATAGTATTATCCTATGGTTGAGGTTTTTTCTAGTGCTATCCAATATTCAGCTACTGGACACTTCCAACTCGAAATTAATTTATTAGATATTTGAACTTTATAATTCTGTCCATTAATCAACTTCAAGTTAGATATTAAAAATTGATATTCATTACCCATGCGTTCACTTACATCACCATTAAAGTTCATATTAGACACAATGTCTAAAGTAAATGTATTAGCAGTAGGATTATTAGGGTCACATACTTTTGCTTCTACCCATGTTTCTGATTTCTCATTATCTTCTTTAATAGAAACCGAAAGAACAGGATGTCCTAATGCAGAAGCTGCTTTTTTGATTTGACCAATCTGCTCAGCTGTAAATTCAAACTCAAAGTTACAATCTGGCATATTTACATTAGCTGGAGGTGCAGTCAAAATTTCAGTATTAGCAAATCGATATTCTACTTGAGTTTTATCACCTTTGATTTTTACTGCATTATTAGTAAACTCAAGAGTTGGATTGTCGATAAGATTAAAAGCAGATAGAAACTCATTCAAGTCATAGATACCAAAACCATTCTCAAAGGTTTCAGTGATATCTGCAGAAGCCATAATATTCTTGGCTTCGCTAATGGTCTTTAGATTAGACCCTGCCGAAACAACTAAGTTCGGATTGATATTAGAGAAGTTCTTTAAAACTTCGATAGTTTTTTCACTTAATTTCATAGTATACTCCAATTTATTTATAAAGTTACCTCGTTCCTTTTTACAGGAACGAGGGTTTTTATTGAGGTTAGGTTAGGTTATTGCTTTCGCAAATTATTTTATTTCATTAAAAATACTTTCGATTTTTTCCTCTTCGGTTTTATTTTCGTCACTTGACTCTTCTCCGTAGTTAACATCAGCGTCAACTTTGGAGTAGAGGTCGAGGAACGCATCTTTGGTTTCTTCGTCGAATCGACTGATGCAGAGAGCGATACTCTTCATACGGTCATTGAAAATTTTGTAGGTCTTGGTTATGTGGCATAACCGGCGAGTTGAGATAACTTCATCGACTCCGTCAGCTTCGAATGTTTTTCGAATGACATTTGACCAGGCGATTAGTTTTTTAAGAAAGTCTTCATCGAGTGAATCGTACTTGAGCATGTGAGCCTTGACGATTTTTTCTTCAACTTGTGGATTAGGAAATGGCTGGTCAATTGCGGCCACGAATCGCTCGAGGAACGCATCGTCAATGATTGAAGCGGCGGTGTATCGTCCGTCATCAGAGCCACGACCCTTAGTATTTGCGGTGGCAATCACATTGAAGCCAGGAGCTGGTTTGATTACCTCGCCTGTCTTTTTCAGAAGAACAGGGTTACCTTCGAGAACTCCTTGAAGACACATAATCTTGTTTGTGGCTCGGTCAATCTCGTCAATTAATAAAATGGCACCTTTTTCCATCGCCTTGATGACTGGACCTTTTTGGAAAACGGTCTCTCCGTTAATCAAACGGAAACCACCAATCAAATCGTCCTCATCGGTTTCTGGTGAAATCTGAGCTCGAACATATTCTCTGCCAGTATTAGCACAGACTTGTTCGACCATCATGGTCTTACCATTTCCGCTGGGGCCGGAAATGTAAATCGGATAAAACATCTTGGACTCAACAACTTTTTTAATGCTACTGAACTCGCCCCACTTGATGTATTCCGCGACTTTTTCTGGTATGTAAACCTCGTCGTCAGTGACTGATTGGACTGATTGGTAATTCATAACCGGAGTGGCGACATTGGCCATTGCGGTTACAGGAGCATCAGTGACAACATTGTCGTCGGACGGGAATGAATAATAACCTCGCTTAGAACCGGAGGTCATATATTTGTAGACTACGTTGTAGCCTTCGGAATCTTTCATGCCGAGCTTCTTGGAAGCAGCGATAATAGATTTACGAGAGTGCTCACCTGAGCCCAACTCGGAGGCCAATTTTGTCGCATTGGCGGCGATGATTTTTTGTCTTTCAATTTGATTCATAACTTAACCTTATTTTCTCAATTTTGTATCTATATATTACGATAGTTGCAGCCCAATGTAAAGGAAAAAAACACCAAATATGCATTTTTTTTAAGCTTCGAGAATGCTCTCAATGCATCTCGTAATCTGGTGTTAATCTTATCTATTAGGCTATTCATATAAATTCTGTTCTCGTGCATTCTCACCTTAACTGATTGACTCAGCGAATTTTCTCATTAGGATTCGTACGTTTTTCGAGGAGCTATGGTGTTTGGCGAACTCTCGGGCCAGTTTGTTTTGAGAGGCTCTTGACTCTGCCATGCTCTTACCTGATTTGTCTTGAATGTTAGCTTCGAACTCTTGGTCTTCTCTAATATCAACGTTGGTGTCTAAAATGTAATAATCGGAGTAACCCATTCTGTTAGGCATGTGGACATGTTTCTCTTTTTTCCAAATCTTTTCGTATTTTTTGCGAAGGTCGTACATTTCGCTATAAGTCATGTCATTGCGTAATGCTTTTGAAATTCTGTCGGCTACCATTCTCTTACTCTCTGGTAAGAAGTACCCAATCATGTTGACTCCGTAATGTTGACTCACAATTTGGTTGAGAGCTTCGGTGTCATATCGTCTTGAAGATAACTTATATGTTTTGCCATCGAGCTCGAGGCATCTACCATTTCGGCCACGATTCCATCTGTCTGTCGTGAACATTCCGTGAGAGTCGCCATCGGTCAAAGTAATCACATTGAGTTTTTGAACTCTATGTTTGGCTCGGAATCTTTTGATGTGATATCCGATATTTGCGAGACTCTCGTCAAGAGGAGTACCACCGAGACCTTCTTCGTCCGGCACCAACCAACTTGAAGAATAACAAGAGTGGCGAGTCTTACCATAGAGCCATAGGAAATGGCGAGCTTTTTCTCGAACTCCTTTTGGCATGTCACTTGAAAGTAATTCGTTTTGAATCAGAGAGCGACAATCAATCTCGTTTTTGAAAAATCTGTCATCACTTCCGTCGTGACCCATTGATGTGAATGAAATAACTGTATAAGGAACTCCAACTCTGTCACAGAACTCTGTGAGATTTAAAATCTGATTAATAACTCCAGTCAGCACTGAACCCATAGAGCCAGAATAGTCAACGAGGAAAATCATTCCGTGAGACTTGGCATCGGCAAGAGTGGTGACTGAAGAAAAGATTTGGTCATCATATTTGTATTTGTGAAGTTTGGTCACATCGATTGAACCGGTGCGAGAAACTTTAGCTCGAGAATATTGATAAGCTGCTTTGCGTTGTTCGAACTCTCGAACGAGAATGCCAACTTTTTTCTTAGAGTCTTTTTTAAATTGTAAATATTTGTCCATATTTTTGAGAGCCATTCTCTCATACATCGCAACGCCAGAGTCATTATCTTCGTGAACTTTCATATTTTTGAGATGCTCAACTCTTCGATTCATAACTGTTTTATAATCGTGAAACTGGCGCTCGAAGTTTTCTTTTGAAGAAGGCAACATTTTGTAATATCCGCCATTTTGATTTTCTTCATCTTCTGAATTGTTTTCATCAAAAGCTCTTTGAGTTTGTGAAATAAATTCGTGAGAT